GAAGTTCTCAGCCATCAAGCACAGATCAACAAGGCAGTAGAAACAGCGGGCGCTGTGGTCAGCCTGGTTGATCCGGCCGCGGCACCAGTCGCACAGATGATTGTTCGGGCGGAGGAAACCTTGCTGGGCGATGTGCTGGCATTAATTGCCAACGGCGGTGCGGCCGCCAAAGCCAATGGAGTAAACCTAGTTCTCGATGCGAATGCGGTTGCAAGCTTCGATTCGCTTTTGAACGACATCAAGAAAATAAAACCGCAGGCTGCTAATCCTCCGGCAGGATTGCCGACAACAGCATAGAGTTTGCGCCGCTGGGTTATTGAGTCACCCAGTTTCCTTTCAGCTGCTAGCGCGGAGCAGCGGGCGCAGAATCCGCGCATTAATCCCAGAACATGACGCATCGACATGAACCACACAGGAGATTCCGTGTACTCCTGGTTCACAAGCTTTTCGGCGCAAGCCGCGGGCTAAGTCACATCGGACTTGGTGTTGCTGCGATCTCAACGCAGAAGACATTGCGAGCGGCTGGCATTCTTTGCAATATTCTGGCGATCGGCTCTGCGCATGAACTGGCATCACACCTGGAAGCCAATCCGCATGATTCTGTTATTATTTCTGCTCCTTGGATTGCTACACATGAAATTGCTCGTGTGTCGCACAAGTTTCCAGAAACGCAGTTTGCTGTCTGCTGTCATTCGAACATCGGCTTTCTGCAAGCGGACACGAACGGCGTTAAGTTGATCCGAGAATTGATCGATCTCGAATCTTGCTCACATAACGTTTTCCTTGCAGGAAACACACGAAGATTCTGTGATTGGATTCATGCGGCTTTCGCTCGTCCGTGCAAGTTTCTCCCGAACCTTTACTATCTCGATGAACATTCCAGCCATCCGATCCACTCGCATCCAATCGGACATTCCGGACCATTGCGAATCGGAATGTTCGGCGCAACACGCCCGCTAAAAAACCTTATGACTGGCGCAGCTGCCGCGGTTGAGATTGGCCGATCGATGCGCTTTCCGCTTCAACTCTGGTTGAGCGGAGGACGCGCGGAAGGCGGAGGACAATCGATTCTCACAGCAGTTCAAGAAATGCTTGCTGGTTTGCCGAATGTAGAACTGAAACATAACTCCTGGCAAACTTGGCAACAGTTCAGACGAACGATCGGTCACATGCATTTGTTGTTGCAGCCGAGCTATACAGAATCGTTCAACATGGTGACGGCTGACGGAGTAGCCGAAGGTGTTCCGTCTGTTGTCAGTGAAGCAATCGATTGGGCACCGGAACACTGGAAAGCAGACGTTGACAATGCAAACTCAATTGCTCGAATCGGAAGACATCTTTTGAATGACGCGCACGCAGCACGAGAAGGTTTGAACGCGCTGAAGTCTTACGTTTCTGCTGGCTTGCGTTCGTATCAATCTTTCTTCGATGTCGGCTGAAACGTCGAATTGCTTCACCAAGACTTCACATGAACTTTACAAGCTTGGTTCCAGCTTAGAATTTCTGTGGAGCTTAGAATTTCTTCCGGAAAAGTAATTCTTTGTGGAAATTAGAAAGTCAAACGAAATTCTGGGTCCTATTTAACACTTTTTTGTCGCGGGTGCCAGGACGGCTTGGGAACCCCAGATATAAGTTTTCCAGGTCACGTTTCACCTTCACATCCTGACATTCCGGAATGCCCATGGATATTGATGATGGGCGTTTAGGGATGTGCAAATTAAGCCATGAAAGCGTCCGAAAGGTGCATTACGGAGATCAAATCCCTGGAGGGGTTCACATCACCCGCTAAGAACCTCCCTGGAGACCGGCCGGAGGTTATCACGGGCGGCTACGGGGAAACGCAAGGTGTGATTGAGGGGCAGGCATTCACGGAACCGGAAGCAGACGCCTTGCTGCGCTTGCGACTCGCGCGCGACTTTGAACCTCCGGTCAACGCGTCGGTTAAGGTTCCGATTACTCAGCCGCAATTTGATGCCTTAATCAGCTTTGTCTACAACGTGGGCGTTGGCGCGTTTCTGAGAAGTACCTTGCTGAGCAAATTAAATACTGGCGACTATGCTGGAGCCGCGGCTGAGTTCCCCAAATGGAACAAATCCGCGGGACGAGTTCAGCCGGGTTTGATTTTGCGCCGCACTCTAGAACAGAATTGGTTTTCCCAACTGGAACAGGCGTAGCGGTTAGCGCGCGGGCGTTCGAAATGCGCCGTTCATGATGCCAACGGGGAGCATATGCGCGTGAATCCCTGTAGCCCTCCGGTCTTGGACGATGATCGGGTCGTTAGGGGTTGCCAGCCGCGAGCAATGGGGCGTTTCGCGGCAAAGTTTTCAGGATGGTTCTAAACCGTGATAAGCTCGCCGAAGTCTTGGGCTGCTCGGTGCGAACGATCGACGATTATGTTCGTCAGGGAATGCCGGGTGAGCCACCTAAGCATCTAGGCGACCAATGGCGATTTGATCCGGCCGCGTCGGTTGATTGGCTAAGGGAGCGCGAACGCAAGGCGGTCCTCGGCGACATTGCCAAGATCAACGAGACCGAGGCGCGCCGGCGCAAGTTGGCGGCTGAAGCGGCGCTGGCCGAACTGGAATATGCGAAAGCAGACGGTTCAGTAGTAGCCATCGGCGACTTTGCGAAAGCCTGGTCCCAGATGATCGGCTCCGCCCGGGCAAAACTGCTGGGGCTGGGTTCGAAGTTGGGGCCGGCGGTCGCGATTACCGAGGATGCCGCAGAGTGCAACGCGCTGATAGACGGCAGTGTGGCCGAAGCCCTTCAGGAATTGAGTGAGTGCCAGATACAGATCGAGCCGGAACGCGATAGAGAGGCTGAAAGCGGAGTGCCAGAAGTGCCTAACGCTGTGGGCGCCGCCACCGGACCTAACCATAAGCGAGTGGGCCGATCAGGAAAGAAGGCTATCAAGCGAAAGCAGCGCTGAACCGGGCAAGTACCAGACGAGCCGCACGGAATACATGCGGGGCGTTATGGACGCCTTCAGCGATCCGCGGGTAAAGAAAGTAGTCGGGATGTTCTCGGCGCAAGTCGCTAAGACTACGGTTATTGAAAACGTGATTGGGTATCACGTTCATCATGATCCAAGCCCGATCATGATTGTTCAGCCGACACTTGAAATTGCAGAGGCATTCAGCAAAGACCGGTTAACGCCGATGGCGCGGGACACCCCGGCGCTTCGGGATAGGTTCGGAGCTCCAGGGAGCAAGACGAGCGGCGATACGCTCCTGCATAAGAAATTCCCGGGCGGTCACCTGACGTTGGCCGGTGCGAATAGCTTCAACTCGCTGGCGTCCCGGCCGATCCGGATAGTTTTAGGCGACGAAGCGGCCAAATGGAAAAACAATGAGAAAGGCTCTCCCTTCCGGCAAGTCGGAGCGCGAGTTAGAGCGTTCTGGAATAGCAAACAGGGCTATTTTTCTACTCCTACGGATAGCCATCCGGAGAATGAATTTCATCAGCTATGGGAAGCCAGCGATAAGCGGATCTATTTTGTCCCTTGTCCAGGCTGCAAAGAGGAAGTTGTTTACACCTTTGACGAAAACCCGACCTCCCTACCAAGTGAGTTTGTCGCTCCGCGCGCTATTTTGCGATGGGTCGAAGGCATTGCCATCAAAAAAGAGGATGGTAGGACGATTCGCCGCGCCGATGACGCCTGGTTTGAGTGTTTGGCATGCAACTACCGGATTGATGACGGTGAGAGACATAGAAGTGTCCGCGCTGGCGCATGGCAACCAACTCAAGAGTTTTGGGGAACCGCGGGATTCTGGGGCTGGCAGGCGCTTTCGCCGTTTTCTCGGGCGAGAGACATTGCGGATGAGTGGCTGGGTGCGCTCGGTTCTACCGTAGCGCTGCAATCGGTCAAAAACGAAACGCTCGGCCTACCGTGGGCGGATCTGGGCGACGCTCCGGAGTGGAAACGGCTATTCGATCGGCGGGATTTAAGCTATTCGCTCGGCGAAGTCCCGGCCGGTGTGCTGATTCTGACCGCCGGCGCCGACGTGCAGCCGGATCGGATCGAAGTTCAGATAATCGGCTGGGGTAGACGACGCCAATCGTGGCTGGTTGACTATCTGGTGCTGAATGGCGACACCTCGCGTGCGGAAGTTTGGGCAGATCTCACAAAAGTACTGGGTACTGTCTATCAATTGGCCGAAAACGTAGATTTGACTATCCGAAAGCTGGCGATTGACTCCGGATTCAACACCCAAGAGGTCTATAAGTGGGCGCGAACGAACAACTTTGGCCGCGTGGCTGTTGTTAAGGGCGGTCCCGACACCCAAACAGCTGCGGTGAGCCTGCCCAATCCGGTAGATATCACGGTAAACGGTCAGAAGGTGCCGAGCGGAGTAAAGGTCTCGACGCTGAACGTTGGACACTTTAAGAGCGAACTTTATGGGATTTTGCGGCTCGAAACGCCGAATCTGGAGCATGATGAGCAATATCCTGACTCCTGGTTCAGTTTTCCGGCTCTTGCTGACACTGAGGAGTATTGCCGACAGCTTACTGCTGAGCAAGTAGTCTCGCGCACGGTCAAAGGATATCTGAAAAGAGAATGGGAAAAGGTCCGGCCGAGAAACGAAGCATTGGACACCTGGGTTTATGCTCGAGCCGCTGCTTCCATGGTCGGGATCGATCGATATAAAGAGGAGCATTGGGCAGGGATTGAGAAATCACTCCGGCCCGTGTCCGCTCCGCCGAAACCAAAGCCCACGGATGAGCCGAAGCCAACACAACCATACCGGCCACCAAGCGGCGGCGGCTGGTTGCCAAAGCGAAGCGGCTGGATAAGGTAAATGGGGAATTTCTTGAGATTGCAGGGCGGCGCGTTGGTGATCAACGCCGCGAGTATCAGTTCCGTCGAGGACATGGGCCGCGGAAACGTGATTGTCTTCCTGGCCAATGGCATCCGCTACACGCTCACGGGCGAGGATGCGCAAAAGGTGCTGCGTTATATCAATGGGACGCCTACCCAGGAGACCGCACCGGTAACGGAATATTTTGATTTGCCCAATAATACTGAGCGCAAGAAATCAGCGAAGGGGAGCAAATGACACCTGAAGAAACGCTTGCGAAACGCGAGCAAATCCTAGCGAATCTCGGAATCCGGCGAAGCGTCTATCAAGGTCGAGAGATAGAGTTCTCAACCGGTAACGATAGAAAGATCGAACTC